GGATTTGACGACACAGCAGATGCATTAAAAGGATTTAGTGTACAAGACTTTATTTCAAGAGCAATTGATTCAATTTTTGATATATTTAAAAATGTTATTAATGGTATTATTGAATTAGCTGCAACAGCTATTGAAAACATTCCATTGGTTGGTGGCGGCATTGGAGATAAGATCCGAAGCTTTAAATTTGATACTAACGTCCAAGAAAGAAAAGCTTTAGATGCTGAAATTGAGCAAGCTCGAGCTGATGACACAAATGCTAGACAATCAGCTGCTCAAGTAAGACGCATGGGTAGTGGTAAAGTAATAGTAGATGGTAAAGAATTAACCGGGGCTGAAAAAGATAATTATCTTAGAGATAAGCAACTTGCAGCTGCTTCAAAATCTCAAGATGCAAGTAGAAGATTAGAAGAATTAAAAGCCGAAAGAGCAGCTTTAGATAGTGGAAAGGGTGGTAATACCATGGTGGTGGCTCCAACAACTAATACTAGTTCTAGTTCGAGCTCTACACCATTGATAAGTACCACCCCTTCAGCTATGGATTATAGTGATCCTATGTTAGCTGGAGCTTAAGACTCATTAGCTAACTTTGCAAAGTACGACATAGTGTCGTCATCATCGTCTGCAACTACTTGTTCAGCCGATGGCATTACTGGTGCTGGTGCTGGTTCATTTACTTGAACCATTTGTTGTACAGTTGGTGCACCACCAGCCATTTCTTCACCTAAGACACGAGACAATTTAGTCTTAAGCTCATCATATGTCTTATAGTTCTTAGGATCAGTAAACTCAGAAAGATTGTGTAGGTTATTATACACTTGCTCGAGTTTAGGTTCATCAGCGCCATATAGTGCTTCAGGAGAACCAAATTCAGACTTATCGTAGTTACGATAACCTTCTACATTACGAATTTTAAGTTTAAAGTCTGCACCTTCCCAAAAATCAAAAGGATTAACAGCTTTTTCATCAGCAAATGATGGTTGCATTAGATCCATAATCTTATCAAAGATTTTCTTACCAAACTTATAAAGGAATACTTTACCTTCATTATCTGGATTTGATGGATCTGATACTACTAATACGTTTGCTACGTAGTGTAGTCGACGCTTTTGGTCTCGTGCTTTGTCTTTATCTGATTCGATACCAGAATTCCAGAGCCGTGAGTTGAGTTCACCAACTGGATCAGGTTGACCAATAGATGTAAGGCTGTTTTCGATATACCAAAGACCGGTTGGTCCTTTGAATCCATGGTCCCAATATCGGACCCATGGAAGTTCTTGGCCTTCAGCTGCTGGGAGGAATCGTAGGACTGCATATCCATTACCTGCTTTATCTACCGTTGGTTTCCATACACGGTCATCTTGATATGATTTCTTTTCACCGCCACCATTTACTTTTTCGGCTGCAGCTACAAGTTTAGAGATTTGATCTTTATTGCGTTTTAGATTTTCGAATGACATCGTATTGTCCTTATGTTAAAGTATGTTTTTGTATTTACTGTAATATTATACCACAAATAGATTAGTTTGTACACTACTTTTTGTGGTACGCATATTATATATACACTATTCAGCAAAAGCGCTATCTAATGTATTTTTACGAGGCAAAAAGTTTAAATTCATTGCCTCAGCTTCAACCTTGTCTTTGATAATGTGTGAAACAAATTTCTTTACATCTTCAGGTTCAATGTTGTGCTTTTCACATACATGAAGAATAGCCTCCATGTAACTAATTCTTAATTCAGCCACTGTACTTTCAATAAGTTTTGTAAACTTACTTTTAGTAAGAAACTGTTGTTCAATTGGTACTTCTTTTTCTTCCATATGCTTTCCTCCTATTTAGCTATGAGGATGATAGAATCATCATTAAGTCTACCATTAGGTACACTTGGTTTAGTCTTAATAGCATNTAGTATTTTGCTACGTTTGGCTGGAGTAGTCTTCATAATTTCAGGAAGTTGTTCCATTGGTTTACGTAAGGTAAATGCTCTAGATTTTTCAGGATCAAAGTTTTGAATAGATGTACCTTTAATCTGAAAGCCTTTAGGATCTTCAGTAATATACTCCATGATCTTACGTGTCTTACAATTAAAGACATATAAAGATAATTTGCCAATAATTTGAGCAGGTGGAATGGAGACAATTTTATAGTCATTGTCTTCTTTCTTATATTTTACTCTAGAAACTTGTTTATCAATAGACATTGGTTTAATTGTACGAACTTTACGCGTAGCTTTTGAAGCATCACGTACTCGATCTAGATCTGCCAACATCTTTTCNCATTCCTTGACGCGGCGATTGAGCTCAGGCCGTGAAAGGTGTGAATACCCTTCAACCGCTTGTTCACATCTTTTATGGTATGCATCGCTATAATCAAGCAACCATCCTTCAATCACCGTTTGAACTGGCTTAATAGCAGAACCAGCCAGCCCATGTACCTTAAATAAAGTGTACACATCAATAGAGGCTTTTTCACCATCAATCCACTGATCTTCTAGATCATCAAGATCTGTCATAATAGTTGAATTGATTTTTCGTTGCAAGCGTTGTTGAGGAGAGAGACTGACTACATTTGATGCGCTGTCAGTTTGTGCTTGCAACTTTTCATAATACATAGCTTTGCCAGGTTCAATTAGCTCAGCCATATGCCGATCCAGAGCAGCTTTCCAGTACTCTGTATCATCATCAATTGGTAAACCTGAATTATACCAGAAACAGGTAGCCGCTTGATAATACTTTGAGAACGTCCAATCAGGATGCACTAAAATAAATTCAGCATCTTTCTTTGAGAAGTTCTTTTTAATATATGTACGATGCTGATCAACAGCATCTTTTTTAGTTAATTCAGTTTGAAAGTAATTCTGTACTGCTTTAAAGCCCTTTTCAATAGGTGCTGCATTAATACCAGTACGACGTGAAACTACTGTTTTCTTTTTACGTTTAACTAATCCCATAGTTCTCTCTCCATCGAAATAATATAATTATTATACCACAGATAAACATGAATGTAAACAATTTTATTCGGAATAATGTTATATTTTTTGTGTAATGTATGGACCAGTTGTAACATTATGNCCAAAGTCTGGTTGCCAATGGGTTACTTCATTAGTAATAGTATATGTACCACACGTGCTCATGAACTGAGAATCACCTTTATAATATCCCTTGTGATAACCTATATGCTTATTATAGTACCAAACTTCTTCATTGTTTGACGGAGTTTCGTGGCGTAATTCTCTCCATTGGATCATATCTACCATTTCTTTAAAGTTTGACATTTTTAAAATCTCCATCTCTACAACGTCACCATGGCCATCCGGGCATGACCATCCCGTCTTTATTGAATAGCTCACAACTTACNGATTGAACCCGGTCCCATCTAAAGGTGCGCCAATCTTGAACATCAACATCCCATACAATACAAATGTCGTCATTACCTTTTCTTTCTTTTCCAGCTTCAGGCTTAGGGTATTTACCTTCTTCCATTGTGCATTTCATTACTCGAACTGAGCCATCAGCTTTAGTAAATGTAACCTCAATGACACCTAAGCTTAATTCTTCACGAATTTGATCTTGAATAAATTTTTCAATAAACATATCATATCCTCTTATAAAATTAGGTGAGCAGTTTAGTGTAATGTCATGCTCAGGACTTCTTGTAGCTAGGATCGTAGCAAGTCTTACTACATCTATTGGTGTGGCTCCTAGCTGCGCACCAATTAGAAACTAGCCGCCCTCTGCAGAGGTTTGACTTTTNGCTAAGCGGAAAGGAAACGCTATCACCATGGTGTCGGCAAGACCATGNGTTCCTTAATTTTTATCCTGGACGAACGGACCATTCCCAGTTGAGTCTTTCTAATGAGGGCACTCTATAATTTCCCACCTGTGTCTTAAATTTAAAGTCGTTACAGGCTTAACCGCGTTATTTCGCTCGACTTCTCCTTTGAGGTACGTTTAGCACTATTGCCAGGCTTTCCCTCGTTCGCCTATCTTGGTACCCACGGCCAGACTCGAACTGGCACGCCATGCGGCTCTGGATTTTAAGTCCAGTATGTCTACCGATTCCATCACGCGGGCTCATTATTATATTTTAAAAGCTGTAAAGCCTTTCCCATTACCCATGGACTTCGAAGTGGTAAAAAAGCTCCACTAGCTCCGGTCCAATCTTTGAATTCTCTATCATAAAATCCAATATTACAATCTTCAGGATTATTGTTCTGAAGATCAGCTAATTCATCTGCCCACCTTTGCCATGTAAAATCATCAACAATATTATTGTCCAATTCATAGTAAATGCACGAATGAATAAGCATTTGCGCTCTACGTTGTCTAATAATTTCTTTAATTGATCTTTCCATTATGTATATTATACACCATAAAAAAGAGTTTGTAAACAAAAAAATTAATTATTTTGGTCGGAGTGG